CAATACCAGCAGGAGGTTCTTTAGAACTTATAGATGGTGGTAGTAAAGTAGTTTTACAATCAGGAGATAGTGTTGAAGCATTATCAAATACAGCAAGTGCTGTGGATTGCATTTTATCAGTAGTAGATTCAATTAGTACATAAGGATTATATAAATGGCTTACATAGGTAATACACCAGCAGAAAGTTTTGCTAGTTTTGAGAAACAAGTTTTTACAATTGTTAATTCTCAAACTGCATACACACTTAGTCATAGTGTTGTAAATGAAAACGATATTAGACTGGTAATTAATAACGTAGTTCAAGAACCTGGATCAGGTAAAGCATATACTGCATCTGGTACTACACTTACTTTATCTGCTGCACTTACAAATGGTACAGATACTATGTACTGTGTGTTTTTAGGCAGAGCTTTACAAACTGTTAATGCACCAAACGCATCTGTTGGAACTGCACAGTTAGCTGATGATGCTGTTACTAAAGCTAAAACATCTAATTTAATGTATCCAGCTTTTGAAGCAAGATTATCCGCAAATCAATATGGAGTTGCTGATGCAGTTAACACAAAAGTTCAATATAATACTGAAAATTTTGATACAGACAACTGTTATGATAATTCTACAAACTATCGTTTTACTCCAACAGTCGCTGGCAAATATTTTGTTTATGTTGTTCAAAGAATTATAGTTCATAATAATTCACAATTAGTTTCTTGTAGTATTGATATAAAAAAAAATGGGTCAACAATTGATGGTGGTACATCAGGTCAAAACTTGTCTGACAATTACATAAGAGCAATTATTTGTCCAATGAATTTAGTGGTTGATATGAATGGTTCTTCAGATTATTTAGAAGTTTTTGGTGATTATAATGCTAATGATAATGTTACAACAAGTTCTGGTTTTCATAGCGCTGGTTCAAAATTTGGTGCATACAGGATAGGAGATTAATTATGGCAATAGATAAAATACAATCAGAATCAATTAACCTTGCAGATAACTTTGCATTTACAGGAACTGTAACTGGTGCTGGTGGAACTAACACTCCATCTTTTGAAGCATTTTTAAGTTCTGACACAAGTCAATTGTCAAATGATACTGATACAAAAATTACTTTTGATACAGAAATTTACGATAGCGATGGAACTTATAATAATAGTAATGGTCGTTTTACTCCAGCAGTAGCTGGAAAATATTTTGTATATGGAAGATTAGAATTTGAAGATAGTAATGTTGGAACTACTGATGAACACATGGTTAAAATTTTTAAAAATGGAAGTCAAGATAGTGTTTTTTTTACACAACCTAGTGCAAAACAAAGTCTTATTTCATATCATGAGGTATTTGATTTAGATGCAGATGATTATATTGAAGTATATGCAAAAATTAACAATAGTGATGGAACAAGAAAAATTAATGGTTTAGCTGCAAATCAAAAGGCTTCAACATTTGGAGCATTCAGAATTATAACATAAAATTAAGGAGGACAAACTATGGCAAATCTATCAACTAAAATTAAAATGTACGCAGCAGCAAATGGTGTTTCTGATGTAGATTTTATGAAAGATGTTATGTTGCAAGACGATAGTGATGGCAAAGGTGCTTACATTAAGGAGTGGAATTTAGATATTGCACAACCTACTGACGCACAATTATCAACACATGAAACTGCAGCAGATACAGAAGAAGCCAATAATGTTGTGAGAGCTACAAGAAAAGCTGCTTATGGTGATATTGGAGATCAGCTAGACGAAATCTATAAAGATATAGATGCTTGGAAAGCTAGAATTAAATCAATTAAAGACGCAAACCCAAAGAGTTAATACATGGCCTACATCGGAGTCAAACCCACATTAGGAAATTTCCAGATTTGCGATGCAATATCTGTAGTTAATGGTCAAGCTGCTTACACAATGCAAGTAGGTGGAGTTAATGTAACTCCTCAATCTGCTAATCACATGATTGTATCTTTAAATGGTACAATCCAAAAACCAGGTAGTTCTTTTACAGTCAGTGGTTCTACAATTACTTTTGCTAGTAATCTTGCTACAGGGGATGTTATAGATTTTATTCAGATACTTGGTGATGTTCTTGATCTTGGTGTACCTAGCGATGCTACAGTTACAGCAGCTAAATTAAATAATGATATTATCTCTGGTCAAACAGCACTTGCTAGTGAACCAGCAGACACAGATGAATTTTTAGTTTCAGATGCTGGTACATTAAAAAGAATTGATTACTCTTTAATTAAAGGTGGTGGAATTACAGAAGCTGACCAATGGAGAATTACTACTAATGTAAATAGTAATAGTAACGCTGATTTATCAAGTAATTGGGAAAGAGCAGATGTAAGTGGTGCAACATATATTGGAACAGGATTATCTCAAAGTTCAGGCATATTTACTTTTCCATCAACAGGAAAATATTTTATAACTTTTACAATGAATCTTAATGTACCTGCTAGTGAAGCAAATGCTGAAATATTATTAAAAACTACTACAGACAATTCAACTTACACTACTGTAGCGATGGCAAGTTGTGGTAATAATGGTAGTGATGAAGTTAAACAACAAATCAATGGTCATTTTATTTTTGATGTTACAAACACATCTAATGATAAATTTAAATTAGCAACTGATAGTTTTGGTTCTGGTGGAACTGTAGTCAGGGGAAGCACTAATGACAACAGATCATCTGTTGTTGTAATTAGATTAGGAGATACATAAAATGGATAGAGACTATTTACAAGAAGCACTACAAACTTTTAATGGTGGTGATTGGTATGGTTGGAAAAAAGAAGATGCCAATGGAAACAAAATTCCTAACGACCAACGAATGACTTATGATAATATTAAAATTATTAAAGATGGTGCAACAATGCCAACTAAAGCAGAAGTAGATACAAAGATTGCAGAATTAAAACAAGCTGAACAAGATGCAATAAATAAAAAAGCATCTGGCAAACAAAAACTTTTAGACTTAGGTCTAACCGAAGCAGAAGTAAAAGCTTTGATTGGGGTTTAGATGGCTCTAAAGTTCGCAGTAAATAATTCACTCTCAGCAGTAACATCTTTGCCTACTGCTATTCCAACAGGCTCAATGACACTATTGCAAACTCAAACTGCATCTAGTTCATCATCTATTGAATTTACATCTAACATAGATTCTACTTATGATGTTTATGTTTTAAAATGTATTAATGTTCACAGTTCATCTTCTGGTCAAAATTTTCATTTAGAAGGTTCAACAAATAGTGGTAGTTCGTATGGAATAACAAAAACTACAACACAGTTTCAAGCAAAACATAATGAGGCAGATAATGATTCAGCACTTCAATATTCAACTGCTGGAGATTTAGCTCAATCTACTAATCCAATAGACATTGGTAGATCAATAAATACAGGAAATGATGAATGTTTAAATGCAACTATAACAATATACAATCCTAGTAACACAACTTTTGTAAAACACTTTATAGCTGTAGAAACAGAAAATTATACAGGCACAGGTATGTTGCAAAATTTTACTTCTGGATATTTTAATACAACAAGTCCAATAAATGCTTTTAAATTTTCTTTTACAGGTTCTGGTACAACAATAGACAATGGAGTTTTTAAATTATATGGGATTAGTTAAGCACAACAACAATAGCATAAGTGCAGTTACAAGCATGGCAAGTCTAAGCACAGGCTCTATGGTTTTAATATCTGAACAAACAGCTAGTAGTTCTGCATCAATATCATTTACAAGTGGAATAGATAGCACATATCCTATTTATAAGTTTGAGTTTATTAATATTCATGTAGCTACAAATATGGCAGATTTTAGTTTTAATATGAGTACAGATAGTGGAAGCAATTACAATGTTGCAAAGACAACAACTTATTTTAAAGCACAACATCAAGGCAGTACAGGAAATCATGGAAGTTTAGATTATATAACTGGATTTGATTTAGCACAAGGAACAGGATTTCAAAGACTAACAGAAGCATTATTTAATGGAGATACAGCAAGTATGAGTGGTTCTTTAACTATTTTCAATCCATCTTCTACATTTGTAAAGCATTTCATTTATGTAGATAGTGAGTTTGGTAATGATAACTTTGCAGTAAACTCATTTGTTTCTGGGTATGGAAACACTACACTTTCTGTTGATGCTATTCAATTTAAGTTTGACACAGGCAATATTGATTCTGGGAAAATCAAACTCTTCGGAATAAAGGATAGCTAATGTCACTTATAAAACTATCAAACAATGGAGTTAAAAATGTTAGCAGTTTATCTGGCTTAACATCTAGTGTTGGAGATTTAGTATTTATTTCAAAGGCTACTGCAAGTGCTAGTACAAGTGCAGAATTTACCTTAACATCAAGTTATAAAGAATTTATTTTTTATTTTGTGAATATTCACCCAAGTTCCGATGGTGCTAATTTTACTTTTAATCTATCAACTGACAGTGGAAGTAATTATAATGTTACTAAAACAACAACTGGATTTTTGGCAAGGCATAGTGAATCAGGAACAGGAGGAGATTTACAATATAAAACAGGAGAAGATTTAGCACAATCTACATCAGATCAAATAATAGGAATTGAAGTCGGTGCTGATGCAGACCAAAATTTAAATGGAGAACTTAAACTTTTTAATCCAAATTCTAATATTTTTGTAAAACATTTTATTAGCACAACAAATGGAAATGATGCTCACTCTGATTTTAATTATAATTTATTTGTATCTGGATATTGTAACACTACAAGTCCAATTACAAATGTAATTTTTAGACCAAGTTCAGGAAATTTTGATGGACAGATATTAATGTTTGGAGTTAATTAAATTATAAAGGAGATATTATGCCAAGATATAAATTAGTAAATGGAGAACAGATACAATTAACAGCACAAGAAGAAGCACAAAGAGATGCTGAGGAGAAAGCATGGAATGATGGTGCTTTTGATAGAGCTATGGCAGATTTAAGACAAAAAAGAAATAGTTTGTTATCTGCAACTGATTACTTTGCTTTGCAAGATGTAACATTATCAAAAGAAATGATGAAATATAGAAAAGATTTAAGCCC